TTTTCGTCAACTCTGAGACATCCCGGAAACCGAGCATCTTGGAGATGACATCAAATCCAATGGCCTTGGCCAGATCGGAGATACCCTTGGCCTTTGTGTGAGGAGTGTCCTGCATGGCCTTCAAGGCAGCTCGTTCGATCCTGGAAAGCTTCACATTCCCTCGGCTCTGGGTGCGATCGGTGGCTTCGATCTTCTCCCCAATGGAGGGGGTAGTATTCTCCTCCGGGGCGAGGAGTTTCTGAACCGAGTTCTGACCGCTGAGTCCAATATCCTTTTGGATCGGCTGAAGCTTCCTGACGTTGATGGTAGGCGTTGTCACCTTCTTGCCATCCTTGATCACCGGGACATCGTTGATATCGAGAAACTCGAATTTGACATCCAGTACAGTGAGCATCTCTTTGACGAGACCTTCGACAGCTCCCCGAGCATCGACGAGCTGAGCATCAGAGTTAGCTTCGACGTTCCACATACGAATGATCTGCTTTGCCAGAACCTCTGATGCCTGACGGGGAGATACACCATACGCGATATTGTCGAATTCCTCGTTGGTCAGATCCGTGAGGGTGACACCCAGGTTTTCCAGAGTATCGCTCAACTGATGGGGATTGGCAGACCTCACTGAGGACAACCAGTCAATCACCGCCACAGCAGCGATCGACACAAGATCGGGATCGTACTGACCAGTCTCGGGATCCACCAGCATTGTATTCTTGAAGTCACGGATATGGGTCAAATCCACACCTGCCCGGATCGCATCACCAATGGTGCGGCCATCCTTCTTGCTCACAAGAACAGTGTTCAGCCTCTCATTCACGCCTTCGATCAGAGTGCGGAATACAGACTGGGCGAAACTCATATATCCCTCAGTGGTGTTGGTTCCTACACTCAGGAGAGCAAGCAGTTCCTGCCCACTCGTATACCCAACATCCTCCTCAATCGGAGTAAATGTCTCGCCGAATTTCTGAGTCACGGGTGCGGTATCGGCCTCGTCGTCGGTTGTCGCCTCTGGCGAAACCGTCTCCTCGACCACCGTTGTTTCAGCATCAATCTCGGCAATCCTTGCACGGATACGTTTCTTCTCACCACGACTTATTTCGGTCGTCGGCTTTTTCAATTCCTCAATCAGAAACTCCCGCTCTGTGAGGGTTTTGGAGGGAGTTTCTTTTTTCGGCTGCTCATCCGTTTGCGAGGCAGCCTCCTCCTTCGACACAACCTCCGGCTCCGCCTGCGGTTTTGTCTCATCCGGTGCAGCCTCTACAACTGCTTCGACAGCCGGTGTGTCGGGGGTTTGTTTCTGCGTGGTCTTGGTCAACTCGGGGATGGTGATCTCTCCACCAGGGAAAAGATCTGGGAATGTCCGAACCAAGGTGTTGTAGACCTCGGCTGCAACCACAGCATCATTGTGGACACCCTGAGCAAAGGCAACTGACCGAGGGGTATTTATGTGATAGGCTACAGCCTTAGCACCACCAGCCACTCCAGCAGCAACCATCTTGACACCACCAACCAAGGACTCAAACATCTCAAAGGTACCTGTGCCCTTTGCATCAGCATTGGCAGCAGACTGGTTCAAGGCAGCGACCTTGTTGGCCATGTGGGTAGCGAACATTTTGAACTGGTTCACGATGGAAGCAACAGGGACGGAAACACCCTCATCGTTGACAATGGTTCCATCTTCCGACTGGGCACCCTCAAAGATGTCAGCAGCGAAGTCATTGACCGACCGGAGTTTATTGCCCCGTGCATCCTTGAAACCACCAACCTGGATAGATCGGGAAGTGTCTTCTATTTTGGTGACCTCGGGAGCCTCACGACCATTGTATGCAGGCTTTTTGGAGAGAGCGATACTCTTCTCACTGGAGATTTGAACCTGTTCGCCTTGATGATTGTTCACAGCAGAGGCAATCTCAGACGCAGCCTTCAGGAGTTTGATATCCTCCTCGGTCAGATCTGTGCGATCTTTCTGCTCCAGGATCTTCTTGACATGATCCGGGTTCACGTTCACCGGGTTCAGCCGGGCAACCGCGACAGTTTCCTGGACACTTTGGTCAGATACTTCCGTCTCTGCCGTCTGGGTCTTATTCAGATCGATCAGAGCCATACGCTTCTGAATCTTAATCATATCAGGAGAGCTGAGTATTGTTACAAGCTCAGCCTTCAGTTCAGGAGAGAAATCCTTGACACGAGCTTTCAAAGCACCAATGGCCGCAGATGCAGACAGAATTGCCGCATCTGTCATCTTACCGACTTTCGTTTCAACCAGGCCGGTAACCACCTCACTGATGGCCCCGATGGTCTCATCACCTTCAGACAGCTCAACGGCCCTCACAGCAGCCGCTACAGTAGCATCCTGTATCTTTTGGTTAGGACGATCAGCAAACTCCTTAACCGCCTCTACGGCAGGCGCAGTAACTTCCCGAGCTTTCTCAGCAGCAACCTTGGCCGCAGAAACAATCGGTTCTATGACAGGAGCAACCCTAGCACCCAAAGCTGAGGCAGCATCCAGAGTATCTGCACCACCGGTGGCAACAGCACTTGCAATGGTAGCAGCAGTATCACTCCGGACAGCATCCGCAATCCCACGAACACCAGCACTGACCGTACTTCTAGCCAGACTGGGAGCACCGATGACACCGGCCATACCAGCACCAGCAAAAATACCCTCGCCAAGACTTTCACCAAGGCCCGCACCCACATCAATATCTGCATCGACCTGATTACGCACGGCCAAGTTCCTGTTGAGCGTGGAGGTTATACCCTGACCGCCTTCCTCAAGAGCTTGGATACCAACCTCACGGAAGTAGCCAACGGTGTTCTGGCCTTTGAAGGCTTTGAACGGATTGGTGTTGAACCGGGCAGCAACCAAACCAAGGACAGCAGCAGTGGGAAGCTGACGAGCAGATGCCTCTGTGGCCGTCGACGCAGCAACAACACTCTGGGCCTGGTCATGACTTTGCCCACTGGCACGAAGCGCCCGATACTCGGGGGAGTTCATCATATCTTCTTCGGACAGACCCATGACAAAGCTGGAGGTATCCACATATGTGCCCGACGACTCAGCCACACCGATACCGATGGCGGAACCAACGGTAGCAGCACCCCGTGTGACGCCAACTCTGGCAGCCAATTTCTCAGACAAGACGACACCAGCCTGAGCCAGTTTGGCACTGGGCCAAAGGGAGCCAAGAGCGCCTGAGATCAGGTTGCCAGCTACATAAGGATCCTTGTAAAAACGCTCACCGAAGTTCAGGAAGTCTTCCCCGACACGCTCAAAATTCGCCATGGTTCGGCTTTGACCCGCAGCGATCCTGCGTTCCATGCGAGCTGTAGAGTCTCGCTGATCAAGGTCAGCCTCGATATCACTCAGCTCTTGCTTGGCCAATTCAGTATCGCTCATGCCGGAGGTAATGAAACCTGTGGCATCCTGGAGAACTGCACCCATGTCGGCGGAAAGCTCAGAGACGCCAGTATTTCCAGTGGTGGCTTCGAGCCCGGCACCAAGAATACCTACTCCAGCAACAGACAGACCGCCAATCATACCGGTGGCGGCAGAGGCAGCGGCAAGGCCACTATCCACAGCAACATCACCAATGCTAGGTTCGGCTTGCCTGACTATCTGTTGACGCAGAACCTCTGCCGTGAACTTGCCTCGATTATCAGCCACTCGACGACCGTACTTAGCGTCCAGATCATAGTAGCCCATGGTTTTCAGGTCGGAAACAAAGGTATCTTCACGCGCCAGGTCATTACCCTCGCTGGATGCGACCGCAGCCATCCTGACGAATTCAGGTGTATCCAGAGCGTTAGCCAGGACATCACCTGCCGACGCCCGGTCTAGGAAATCAGGATTGGATAGGGGAGAAAACAGTTCGGCCATGGAGGGACACCCTTCTTTTTTCCTTTATAGTCTGCCTCTCTTAGCTCTTAATCGCGGCGAACAAAAGCCTTTTATGGGCATCGGACAGCTTCGCATCACCCTCAATCGACAGCCGGATAAACTCCACAGCCTCCTTATGCCGTTCACTGCCGGGGTCGAGGCTCTTGAGATAGCTTGCTATACCCATACCACCCTCACCAATGTAGTCCGCCAAAGCCGCCCTTCCCTCTACCGGAGTTCTTCCAGCCCTCAGCGTACCCTGAAGAGAGGCAATGGCTTGAGCCATGTTTTTCCTCTCCTCGGGAGTAGAGTTGGCGTCGGTCATCTTCTGCTGCTGACGGCGCAGGACACTAAGCCTGACTCCTCCTGAGTTCAGTTCATCCTCACGACGAGCCACCCGTTCTACATCACCCTCATAGGCCCGACGAGCATCCTCAGTCAGAGTGGCCTTGAGATACGCAATGGTTCCGTGCTTATCGAACCTGTGTTCCAGGACGTTGATACCGGACGGATCACGCTCGAACCTATCGGCCATGGCAGCAGCAGCCTCAGCATCACTCACCCCAGATGCGTTGGCAACGTGCTGGATTAGGTTCCGCAGGGCATTTGTATCACCTGCTTCTTCGCCAAATATGCCCCACAAATAGGTGCCGCCACCAGCATGTTTGTCACCCTTCAGCTCAAGATACTCTTCCAGACCCTTGGCAGGATCATCATCCCCAAAGAGTTTTGCGTTGTTCAGGACACGATGGATATCCTGGATCTTGAGGGACCGACGATTACGCTCAAGTTCCTCGGTGATACCCCGTTCCACCGAAGGATCTTTGATGTAGCTCGGGCTGATGACACTCTTCAGGGCACCATTACCGACTTCCAGAGCGAATAGACCAGCCTGGAGTTTCTCCACAGCCGTGCCCGGCTGGGCACTCAGCAGTTTCTGCAAGGTCTCCAGCTTCATGTCCGTGTTCGGATCCTGGGCCCACTCCGTCGCAACCGCAGTCAAGTGCTCCATACGGGCGATCGCTTCCAACCTGAGATTTTCAGCTTCACCCTCCGCAGTAGCAGCCCGTGAACCAGCAAGGATTTGGTCAGCCTGAGCGGGGGTCATGAACTTGGTAGCCGCCACAGATGTAATGAGAGCATCACGGAATTGATTGGGATCTGCGACAAGAGTAGCCACATCAGGGACAGCAGCAGCGATCGTCGAAGCAGCAGGTGGCGTGGTAGTAGACGCAGAAAGCGGAGTAATACCAGCCGCTTCGGCCTCTGCAAGAGCCTCCTCAGGAGAACGACCACCCGTAGGACTACGCACACCCAGACCAGCCGGATTACCAATGGCACGAAGAGCGTCAAGGGGATCAGCCCCAGGAGCGGGGATAGCAGAGGTTTCGATGGTGGCACCATCAGGGGTGGGACCAGTGCCATAGATTGCTCGTGCTGTTTCAAGACGAGCCGCAGCTTCCCCGCCTGCTTTGTCATACCCAGCGAAACGCCAAGCGTTGTTCATCAGAGTGACAGCTTCCTCGACCGAGGTGGCCTTCTCAAGAGCTGCCATCAGAGCCGGATCTTCCTGAAGGAAGAAAGCAGCCTGGGCCTCGGGAGATTTGTCGTCACCAGTGAACTTCTGCATCGCTGCAAGACGATCACCATTCCAAGACATAACGCCACCAGCCCTGCGCTTACCATCCTTCCATGTGCCACTAGCGTTCTCCGCAGTGAAGGCACTCTCATGTTGGCCTGTGGCAGCAATAGCAGCCAAGGCAAAAGGATTGCGAACCTTATCGGCAATCACAGTCATGAAACCACTCTCAGTTTCGGTTTTGGTCTTGTAGCTTGGCAGAGCTGTCGGAGCAGGAGTACGGGCCTTCTCAACGAAAGCAGCTTCGTGGGTTGCAGCAATCTCAGGTTCCATGAGCCAGCCGTTTTCATCTATCCAAACCCTCTCACCACTGGAGGATACCCAAGGTTCAATAGTTCCCGCAGGGGGAGCAGAAACAGCAGGAGTAGGAGCAGCACCAGGGATCACAGGGACCGAAGCTTCAAGGGCAGCAGCGGCACCTCCAGGGGGAACAGTTGCGGTAGGCGCTCCAGTGGGAGCGACGACAGGTGCAGCTCCAGTACCGGTGAGACCAAACTCTCTACCCTCCTCCGTACCTGCAATGAAACCAGGAGTAAGACCACGAAGCTCTGCACGGGCTGCAATCCGATCGACTTCCTCTGCCGCCCGATCCACCTCGACAGCTTTCCTAATACCTGTGCTCGCAAGAGTGCTGGCAGTGGTTGCACGAGTAGATGCCAAACCAGCCGCATCAGCATAAAGCGCACTGACACGCTCTTTCATATCGGCAGAAATCCGCTTGCCCCTTAGACCACCACCCTCAAACCAGGCAGCAATTTCCTCTCGGTTTTTCAGACCGGAAATTTCAGCGAAAACCTCATCATCGGCTTTGGCTTCTTGGCCTGCCTGATAAGATGCAAGCACACCACCGGCAGCCTCAAAGCCCCGATCCAGGGAAAGACCAGCCTGAGCCAAGATCTGAGACGTGCCCGTGAGATTGGGGGCTCGGGTAGGTTTGAGTTCGAGAACTGCCATCTGGTATCACTCCTTACAGACGATTTTCCGCAATCTTCGCATCAGCCTGCTCAGAACGACCTTCGGTCGCATAACGAGCACGGATACGATCTTCCAGTGCGGTATTATACACCTTGGTGGAATTTGCAAGGTTGGTCCGGAAAGCATCCTTCTGGAATTTCAGAGACTTCTTGGCCAGCTTCATCTGTTGGAAGCTGCTCCAGATGGAACCCAGGGTCTGCAATCCACCGAGAGCGAGACTGGCACCACCACCTTCGCCGAAGAAACCTTCACCAAAGAAACCACCACCACCTGCTCCAGCACCAATGGTGCTACCAGTATTGGTCAGGGCACCACTCGTGGCGCTAGGGGCACTTCCTGCAATAGCTCTGGATGCGAGAGGACCAACTCCACTGCTATCCAATGGGGGAATTCCATGTAGACTCATGACGTTACCTCTTTTTACGACGGCAGTTCTAGGCTTAGATCTGCGAAATCATTGATCAGGGCCAGGTTGATATCAACAATATCCGAACCTGTCATTGTGGTTCTGTGGATGAAGACATCCAACGTCTCAGTGACATATCCACCATTGGACGATGAAGCATCATTGCCTCTCACACTGTCTGTAAGCTTTAATGGATCAAACATCAATCCACTATTTCCTCTAAGCTCTACGAGCATTTTTGAGATCTTGTCCATCCGCTCATTGAACTCTTCCAGATTGTCCTCCATCTTAGCGCCAATCTCTGCAATGGCTCCCTGAGTATAACCCTCGTAACCATTTGCAATAGCAGACGTAAATTTCAAAAGGTTCTCTACGGTTGCAAGTTCGCTGAGACTACTAATATCAAAACCACCGGCAACACCCATGGTTATGGCCAGATTGACTACGGCAGCGATAATCGCACCCCACTTGGCACCAAATATGGCCGTGGCTCCGGCAGAGATGATCTGGGATATGGCAACAGCCACGAGAGCATTGACAATAGCACCAGCAAGAATGGCAGCCGTACCAGTCAAACCCATGGCTGCACCTATGGCAGCATTGGCACCAAGTATACCGACACCTCCTCCGGCTGGAGCAAAGATGACAGTAACCACAATCATAACAATGAAGATGATCAACATTCCAATGAAACCCTGGTACCATTTCTGCTTCACAATCTCGTAGGAGTTGAAGACGATGTTGGTATTGGCCGTAGCCATCTGGGTCGAGTCTTTGAGACCAAGGTCTTTCATGGTATTGTAATGCAACGGGATGATGAAACCACTAGGATCCACCTCGTTAATAGCTTCTTTTGCATGAAGCTTGACTGCCTCACCGCCATATACAAAATTCTTGTGGACTAGGCCCCAGCATTCCAAGCTTTTCCAGTTAGTAGCGTCAACCTGCCAACCCAAATGTACCCGTTCAATTTTGAAATTTCTGGTGATGGCGTTGGGATATACTCCAGATACCACTTCCCACTCAAGATCCACACCCTCAGTCCACCAAATTTCGCCTGCTACGGCGAGCAAACCTGTCTCGGTATTTGTGAGAGTACCAGTGCCGGTGGTCTCCGTGATGTTTACGAAGTTGGTGCGCTGATCCGCATGGTCACATTGCTCGTCGGCAGGACGCAACGTAACGGAGGTCACCTCCGGCGAGGCCAATAAAGGTGTCGGAGGTCTTGCATCTCCATACCGAGGCCGAGACGAAAGCCCCTGGTCGAAGATCCAGTCATTCAGATCAGCCACTTCAGCCAAGTAGGTAGCCACCAAACTGGAGTAACCCGTCATGTAGGACGAAGAGGTGGTCTGGTGGGCAGATGCATTCTTGAGCCAAGTGTACATGTATTTGCGGCAAGCGGGCTCAATCACATTGAGAGAGACCCCGAAGTGTATAAATGCGTAGTCAATGTCATTGATGTCCGGGTTTTCCTCCACTTCGGTAACAAGCCTTGAAAACCTCTGACCACCACCAGAGGCACGTCTATAGGCTCGATTGGTTTTCTCATAGAGCCCGCTGCCTGTGATATCGTCGTATTCCGTGTTGGTGATCGAGTTATTATTTATCCGGATAGGTAGAAAGGGGAAATACTCAGCCTCCTCTGCGGTGGTGCTTACAGTCGCGAATAGGGCATCCAGAGTGGCGTTACCTGTGCCGATCTCGTAGCTGAACAGCTCTACACCGCCCTCCATTTTCAGGAGGGTAGTCGGCTGAGTATCAATACGCCAATCGTAAATTGGCCGGATATGTTCACCTATCCTGGTTGTCGTGATAGTCTCGGTCTGACCTGCCACCGGGGTATTCTCATTGACCACAACTGAGACGGTGGTAGTGGTGCTGTAGATCTGCCGATATTCGGAGATCTCCAGAAAATGCTCCGTAGAGATTGTCTCTTCGGTATTCCCATCGCCACCGTCATAAGTGATCTTGGACCAGGTTTCATCTAGACCATCGAAACCAGGGTTGTCACTGTCGGGAGTGGTCACGTCGGTATCCACCGGAAGGGTGGGAGGCTCAGAGCCAGTGTAGACCGTCACAACTCGTGTATCGAAGGTCATGGGGTAGTTGACCACGCCCGTGTTGACGGAGGCATCCAGGCCATAACCAGTCGTGGAAGGCTTGGTCAGCACTCCTACCGTGGTCCCACCTGTCACCAGGCTGCCAACGCTGGCTGGTAGATAGTGGTAATACTCGGCTACGATATAGGATTTGGTCACGTCGTATGTACCGGCAGAAATCACAGTGGAACCTCCCGGAGGACTTGCCCACTGGATCGTGATGTCGTTGGTGATCTTGTCGTAGGATGTCACATAAGCTGTGTCATACCGATCCGGATGGTTATCCAAAACGTACTTCTCCACGATATGCTCATAGCTACCCGAAACCAGATTGGCCGACTGCATGGAGATAACCAAACCAGCAGGAGACCCAGGAGTAGGGATCTCCCCAGCCACCACAGTAGGATCCACACTGGTCTCGCTGGTCACAGAAAACGTAGGCAAACCAGGATAGTTCTGCCTCACGCACCACTTATAAAATTGCCGTTGGTTCATCCCCGGACCATTGAGGAGATTGTAAGCAATCGCTTCCCCGAGGTAAGGATTATGAGGGGACATGACTGCCCCAAAGATCGTGTTCTTCAGGTAATCCGGACGGGTCGCTTCGTCTCCGGCCATATTGTAAACCGTTGACGAAACGACAATAGTTTTACCACCCAACAGGCCCATGGACTTAGGTCGTCAGGTTGTTGTTGTCACGGACCCTTGCGAGGACGATATCAACCTGAGCGTTCACAAACTCAGTCGGAGCTGCCAGACCCTCATCGAGCGTCTTCTGAGTGATCCAGCTATCGAGATACATCTTCGCAGTCTTGTGCTGGGCATCCTTCACGAAGCTGTCAATCTGCTGAGTGTAGAGAGCCTTCTGCTTGCCGATCGCACCAACGACGGTCACAGCGTCGCTACGAGTATCCAGGGTCTTGGCACGCTCAGCCTCGCCCTGCTCACTCAGCAAGGTCCGCTGACGGCCAAGGAGACCAGTGACAGGTGTCAGACCATCGGAACGGTTGTCCAAGGTCTGGGCCCGCATGGCTTCCTTCTGCTCATTGATCAGATTGGTTTGTGCCGGGAGCTGGAAATTCAACTTATGCTGCTCCTGGGCATGAGCAATGACCACGGCATTATCCAGCTTGAACTGCTCCAAAGACGTTTGCAGAGGCAGGACAGTTGCCAACTGATACGCCTGAATATCCTTCTCAATCGGGAGAATTTCCCGATGATTGAACTCGTTGAGGGCAGCCTCGGAAGGAAGCACACGCTCATGCTTGACCCTCCGAATGGCCGCTTCTGCTGGCAGGATAAATTCACGCTCATAAGTCTTGAGAGCCAAATCAGCCGGAAGCAGGAAGTTCCGGTTGTAGGTCTCACTCTCATTCTTGGACTTGGTGAGGCAGTATTCCACGTCGGCATTGGCGATCTTCATTTTGGTCAGACCGTATTCGGCACCAGAGTTCTGCATCTCGAAGACGGCTTTCTGCGTCTCCATTTTGACCTTCTCCAGTTCGATCAGAGCTTCAGTGGCTTTGATCTCAGCGATACGTGCATTCATCTGTGCCGTAACAGCATCCCAACGAGCTTTGTCCTTCGCAAGAAGGAAACTAACGCTCTGGCCGAGAACGGTTGTGAGGGCGTTCAGATAAACAGTGGCATACTGGTCTCCGGTGAGACGGTTGCCTTTGAATTCACGGGCAATGTGGATGTCCACTGAGGCCATGAGTACGTCGAAAACACCAGCACCATCCAGATCACCTGCGGTCAATTCGGCCAGTGTGGCAGCGGTGATATCTGTATACAGGGCGGAGGTGGTATCTGGAACAAATGAGTAAATTTCCCCCGACAGATCTACCGTCGGGGGAGTAGGGGCATCAGCCGTGAGAGAGGTATACAAGTGGTTGGCTTGTACGTCTGCATCGCAGTTAACTCCAGTATGTCCAGCCATGGTGACTTCCTCTCAAGGCTTACGTTACGGTTCAGTCCGAGATGGACTGGCTTGCAGACTGACGATCGGCCAGAGCTTTCAGCTCGTCTGGGGTCAGATCCGGCAGAATGGTGATGGCGAACTTGTTCACATAGGTGCTCTTGTAGGTCTTCACACCGAACGGGCTGCCCTTGACCGCCTTGCGGATCACGAACTTCTGGTCCTGGAGATGGTTCAGGATGATCTGGGGAATGTGGTAGCCACTCTCCGTGCCCTCGCCGAAGGGAATGAACTTGGACACCTTGCCGGTGTATTTGTTCATGACCGTGATGATCGCACCCGGCAACTCGGAGTCGGAAGGATCGAGATTGGTGATCTTCACACGACGCAGGACGAGAGCCTTGGCACGGACCACCTGACGAACCAACGCCTGGTTCTTGGGATCGATGTCATTGACGACCATGGTCTGAAGCTGAGCGAGAGTGGGCGGAGCTGCCTTCTGAGGAGCCTTCGGCATGATCTCAGGAAGGGGCTCATTGTCACCCAGAATACTCGCAGCACCCTGGTTCATGGGCTTGGTCATCTCGCGATTGATCTTCTCCTGGAGCGTCTTGGCACCGGTATTGCCGGAGAACTTGATGTTCAGCTCTGTTGCCTGCACTCGGAGACTTTCGATGTCGTTTGCCATGTTGTGTTCTTTCTGTTGTTTCCGGTTAAGTGAAAAAGGGCGGCTCACGATGAGCCGCCCCCTTTGTTAGCTCAGTCGCGCACCTTACTGAGGCGCAACCGCTTTGACAAGGCCAATCCGCTCGGCCCGCAGAGTGATGAACCCGTGGTAGAAGGTAATCGAGGAGAACCCGACCTTCCCGTAAGGATCGGCGACGGTCGCCATTTCCTTGCCAGGCTTCTTCACGATGATCTTGAACTTCTGCTTGCCACCCTTGGCACCCGAAGACTGGAGACCGACCGTGGCGAAGCTCTCACCACCGACAACCAGCATCGGGAAGACATCGTAGCGACCTTCGGTCACCTTGAAGCCAGGGTTGGTACCCTCGATGGCACCGGCACCGACCCAGTTCATCATGTTCGGAACCACGATGATCCGGAAGTCACCGACCGCACCAATCTCGCCATTCAGGATCGAACCCGCATCCGCATACTCGCGAACCGGCTTGAAGGCGGCATTGGACAGACCGTCAACCATGTTCTCGAACGTGGTCTGGAGATCGGAGCCGATATACATCAGGCGAGCAGCATTCACCGTCCGAGTATCGATCATCCGCGAACCCTTGATGATCTTGGTATTCTTGGGGGTCCGGTTATCATCCAGAGCGATCGAGAGACGCTTCAGATCCGCATAGTCGACAACACCCTGGGCAGCACCCGCCTCACCAGAAAGCTCCTGGTCAGCCGTGGCAGTACCAGCGAAGACGATCGTACCGGCAGCCGACAGGATGTCGACCTGAAGCAGATCCTCGGTGACCTCGTTGGCACCAGCAACCAGCTCGCGGGACATATGCCCGTACAGCTCGCTATCGGTGTCGAAGGTCAGCGAGTCTTCGGTGAACTCGGTGAAGAAGCCATGCTCGGCCAGAGTACCCGAACGCTCGATACGGGTGAAGCCCACCCGGTTGACGCGACCACCGGTCTCCGTCAGCGTCGGCATACGAGCCGAAATGGTACCGACATCCTTGGAGTTACCATAGATGTTACCACCACCTGTGAGGGCGACAGCACCGATAGCCAGGGCCAGAACCGCATCACGCTTGGTCGAGTTCAGATACTTCGCCTGAAGGCTGGCAGAACCAGTACCGGTCAGGGTCAGGGCAGTAAAGCCAGCACCGGAGAAACCAGAACCGTTGGCACCGTCGGTGCAGACGATCGTGGAACCCACGTTGTCATCGATGGCGGTCTTGGCAGCGGCAGACGCCGCATCCGTGGTCTCCATGACGAGGCGAGGGAAAGTCACCCAGAACTCGGTCTGAGCAATGACGACGCCAGCGGCATCCAGCCCCTGATCGTTCAGGTTGCGTTCGTCGAGCAGCGGCACGTAGTAGTACACCTTCAGCTCTTTGCCGTAGTGCTTCGGCATCGAACGAACGTCGGCCAGCGGGCTGAAGAACATCAGCTCGGCAGCGTCGATCAGCGACCGGCGATCCCAGTACGAAGTGTTGAACTGGGTACCGATGCTCGACGCAGAGCCATTCGGGTCATTGTAAATCTGAGTCATGGTTCTTTCCTTTTAACTCTCTGTGGACCCCTTGGATCTATCCGCCCGGTATTCCGAGTTTCATGAAATCCTCGTCCGACATGGACAGGTAGTCCGGTTCGTTGGGAACTGCTTTTGCGGCAGCATTGGGGGTTGTTTTCGCTGAAGAGAGATTAGGATTGGGCTGCGATTTGGGAGCGGCCTTCCTTGAACCAGACGCGATTGGGGCTAGGCCCGTCTTTTTCTGGACTTCTTTCTTGTCGAACACACCAGCTTTGTGCATCGCATTGCCTACTTGTTCGTAAGCCTGTAAGAAGGGAACGTCGGCTAGATAGCCCATTGTCCGCTGGTGTAGTAATTCTGTCTTGATCTGCTCATACACCCCAGTATCTTTTTGTTCAAGCAGTTTTCCAAAAATACTCGGATTATCTCGCAGAGCCTCTTTCGACTCATCGTCCCAATCTCTATTGACATCGCTCAGAAGTTCCTTGCCACCTTCGACCTGGAGAGTATTGTCAATAGCATCCTGGAACGCCACATCTTTCGGATCACTGCGGTAGTTGGGGGTTGTGTGAGCATCACCCTTGGAGGGGTCCAGATCCAGAGGATCAATATTGTGCTTCTTCAGGTACTTCTGGATAGCCTCTTTGGAGCCCTTAGACAAATCGATCAGTTCATTGAGTTTTTCGGGGTTGTTCAGTCCATGCTGCGTCAACATGGCATCCATTTCCCGAAGAGGCTTCATCTCACTCATGCGACGGGAGTAGTTAACTCCCATCTGCATAAGGCGAATAGCCTCCTCGGGGGTCCGAACCTGAACATCTTTGCCATCGGCCTTAAATGGGGCAGAGACCTTCTTGAAGAAGCTTGTGGCGTGCGTCTGCTCCTCAGCGACCTTGGCAGCCACTTTTTCTTCAGCAGTCTCTTCACCCACATCCTCGCCATCTTTGGCTTTGAGCTTCAGAGTTTCCTTGTCATCGTTGACACCCTTGGCTTTTGCAGCCTCCTCTTCGGCAAGAGCAGCAGCAGCCTTTTCCTCGTCGGTTAGCTCTTCGCCGCTACCAGTGCTGCCTCCTCCGTCTTCTTCTTCGCCTCCACCTTCACCGTCAGATCCGTCACCAGCTTCTCCATCTTCGCCAGTCTCAGACGCAGCGCCCTCTGGATTGTCTCCGCCGCCAGCAGCTTCAGCCGCAGTATCGGCAGCAGCTTGAGCAGCGTCCTCAGTAGAAACTCCACCATCTTCATTCTCCTCGGCATTCGGATCGGCCACCTCGGCGGGGGGCACGTCCAGTTTCATGAACTCATCATCCGAAAGGGTATCCGGATCGATGATCTTCTCCTGACCAGTTTCCCCGCTCATGACGCCACCGCTTCTGCACGAGCGATTTCGAGGTTCTCAAGCTCGCCTGCGGCAATATTGCCCTTCTCGATGAACTCCTGGAGGTACTTGCGAAGATGGCCGATCGCTCTCAGATCGCTGACTGCATCATCGAAACCCTTGGGGGTCAAACGACCCGAAGCCATCAGGCAACCCAAACGCTTGGGTTCATTCGAGAAGTAGTCTTCCATGATGATCTGCTTGAAGGCAGGATCCTGGGCCAGCTTTGCAGCCGCCTTGGCCTGATCAATGAGATACAGGCAGGACGCCTTATACTCATCGAACTCCGCCATTGTCATCATCGTAGGTCCGTCGTCTTGGTCCTGGTTGTCCGTTGCGTTGTATATGTCCATTGCCACTTATCTCCTGTGTGGTTGGTAGGTTCAGTTAGTAGTTATCGGGGTATTTGCCCCAGATTGGGGTCAAGTGCAAGCTCTTCTTCAGAAGGGAAGACACTGGTATCCTGAGGAACAGGGCCAGGGAACTGCTCTTGCGGTGCAGATACAGGCTTCTTGGTAGCAGCCCGGCGACGATCGGCGTCATCGGTTATCTTGTTGAAACCAACACCAGCTTCGATGTTACCCGGAGCAGCTTCACCACTCAGCAGGGCCTTGGTCACTTCCAGATCACGGTTGCCAGATGCCTGAGCACCCATACTTTCGACAGCACGCTCATGACTGGTGCCATCAGCATCCAACTGCGTATCCAGAGCAATGTTCTCAGCCTCGGCCTGGGTCTTCATGGTCTTGGCCTGCTCCAGAGCAATCTTGCCCTCCAGCTCAGCAATCTGAAGCTCCTGAAGCTTCTCAGCCAAGGGATCAGGCTGGGGCTGGTAACTACGGATACGCTCTGCCAGATCGGGCATACGTTTCAGATCGGCGATCTCACTCAAGATCACCTGTGACAAACCAGGATCCATCTCTGGGCCCATGGTCTGCAACATGTATCCAAGATCATTGGAGCGAGCCTCATCAACTGAAGCTGTGGAAATGTCCACGATCAGATCGAACTCACCAGCCAGATCTGAACGCTTGATGACAACAAACTCTTCATCCGTCACACGAATAACCTCTTCCTCGGTGAGGAACTTGGCATTCATGGAGGTGATCTTGCGGCCAATCATGATCATGCCAGCAGACAGCCTACGGAGAATACTCATCTCACGCTGGGCAGCAGCATCCATGGCACCAGAGATACCACGGGCAACCTTACCAAAAGACTCACCAGTGATACCAGCAGAGAAGCTCTTGACCCCAGAGAGACCCTCGGCCTCCGCATTCTGGAGCTGCGACATCTGGAGAGCTGAATTGGGGATCTCCGGGTAAACCATCTGTTGGATGTTAACCTTCGGATCCTTGTTCGGATTGAACTCGAAATCCTGTCCACTCGTGAAGCGTTTGTGGTTCACGGGATCAAGCATACCCTTGGCATAACCAGTCTGAGCATTTGCAGAGCGACCCAACAGATCGACCATACCTCGGGTGACTGCACCCAACACACGCTGATTATCCTGAAGGAGTGAAGCATCAGCCTCACCAAAGTGCGAGCCCATGATGGGCATATAAGGAACCAAGACGAAAGGGGGACGCCTGTCCGGGAACGGGTTCTCGGTCATCTGAATGACGGTATTGCCGAGGAACGTAACCAGGATCGGAACCATGACACCATCCTGATGGATATCGCACTCGCCCCAGTACTCGTATACCAGGACGGTGGACTTCTTGTTGCTGGTTCGTGTATCCACCACCGGAGTATTGGACGTATGGTCCTGTGTACCAAGATTGGAAGTGATCCGGGCAGCTTCCCAGTTCACCTTGTCCAGGTTCTTGTAAATCTTCTTCTTACGCAGCTCTGACGCGGTTGACTCGTAGGTATGGATCATGAACCTAGCTTCGGTCCACTCACCATTCACGGAGGGATCGATAAAGAAGTTGGCTACGTCAACGATCTTGAGCGAAGGCTGGTTGAAGGT